AACGACTTCTACAGCATCTACCCATGAGCTATATCATAACCCTCCCCAACGACGAACTCACGTCGCAAGAGCGCGCCCAACTCATCACGCGCGAACTCTACAACATCACCGCACCCGAAGCGAAGCAACACGACTACCAAGCCGACGGAACCGTCTTCGGTGTCATCGCACACCCTGACAACCCCGAACCAGTCGTCACCCTCGACCCTGACACGGGCGAAGTCCTCGACACCACGACACCCGAAGGGGGTCAGTACGCCCTCCAAGTAGACCTCGACTTTGTCATCTACTGCTCGCCCGACGTGGACCTCACGCGCCTCGTGAGTGCGTTCCCCGAAGTGCCCGCCGAAGAGAAGGCAGGACTCGAAGCACTCATCGAGAACAACACGAGCATCACCTTCGGACAAATCATCCCGAGCACGGCCACCGTACGCGACTACCAATACATGGTCGACCACGGCTGGTTCCCTGAACCCGAAACCCTCTAATCTCCACACATGGAATTCTTCATCGAACATTGGGCCGAAATCGCCCTCGCCGTTATCACCGCCGCAGGTACCATCACGGCCATCACCGAAACGGAAGCTGACGACCGTATCGTCGACCTCCTCAAGCGCATCCTCAACGCCGTCATCCTCGGCAAATCAACCAAAAAATGAACTACTACCTCAACGGATCCTTCACCGTTCAAGCGACCGACGACTTCCAAGAGTTGCCCGTCGGGTCGTCCTACATCGCCTCCGCCGCTGATGTCGACGTGGAGGTCACCGTCGTACCTCCCGGCACCGAATACGCCGCGCCTTTGGTCGTGCTCTCTCCCCCCTCGCAAATTCCGGGTATTTCCAACGGCCTCCCCACGCACACCGGAGCGGCTGTGGGTAGCAATATTGCGGCCACCAACATCGACAGCGATGGAAGCGGAGCCACCTTTGCTTATGCCTTTGACGCGGGTGGCGTGTTGTCCATCTTGAACTGCGACGGTGCTGGTACGGGCTACAAGGTGGGCGACCACTTGAGCATCACCACGAACGAAGCCCACGTCATCAACTTCCGCTTGGTGGAAGGTTCAAACCGTGCCGAGGTCGTCGTCAACTTCGACGCGACGCAGCCTTGCCAGTTCCTCCCCTTCCCTGTGAAGGAGGTGAAGGTATCGGGCGCGACTGACCGCACTATCCTCTACGGCCGCGAACACTCGTGAACCTCTTCGAGCAGATACTGAAGGACTTTGCGGAGGATGTCAACAACGCCGCGAAACGTACCCTCGGATCCCGTACCATCGGGAAGAACCGAAGCTACGGCGTTGCTTCGCGTTCCCTTCAAAGATCGCTCGAATACAAGATAAGCGACGGCAAGGTCTCTTTCGGGAGTCCTCTGCCGTACGCGGCCTTTATCCATTGGGGGGTCAACGGCACTCGTAAGAAACGTCAGGCCCCGTTTTCCTTTAGGTACGAGAATCCTTCAAAAGAGCACCAAAAAGCGATCCGCAAGTGGATGTCTGACAAGAACATCCGCCCACGCGGAAAGAACGGCCAATTCATAGCTAAAATCGGCCCAAAAGGGGGTGATCGTGTAGGTAGTGCCGCGTACCTCATCGCACGCGCCATCAAGCGCAAGGGGATTGCCGGTTTGAGGTACTACGAAGTGGCTCTCGAAACCATGATACCCGAATACTCTCTCAAATTGGGTGAAGCGTTGGCCCGTGACCTTGCTCGCGACATGAGCTTCACCGTTGGTAGCTTCACTTTCAGACCAAAATAATGGCATCCTCTATCGACTCCGCTCCCGACCTCTTGCGACCCGCAGGGCAACCGCTTGTGTTCCAATTTAGCACCGACATAACGGTGACCTCGGGCTTTCGCTATGCTGTCGAGGTATATGAAAGCAACAACGCGACCGACGGTACACTTATCGGGACGTTTTATATCACGCCCAACGCTGACGACGAGGGTTACTTCGACCTGTCCGACGTAGCCGAAGGACGTGTGGCCGCTCCACAAACGTCTACGACGATTGGAACGGTCGAGGTGGTGCATACCAAGACGCAAGCCACCAACTATCCAAACGAAGCCGCTGTCCGCAAGTACACCGTCAAGGTTGGTGACTACACGGGTGGAACGCCTACGATGAACGACTCTTCTGTTGTCTACTTGCTTGGGGGTGCACAACAAATTTCGCAGGGACTACACCCGGACTTCTCGGCGTACTATCCTACAAGCAGCTCGTCGAAGGGTTGGCTGACCGACAGGCCTCTTGAAGTGCGTTCTATCTATATGACGATGGCCGAAGAGGACGAAGGGGTCGGTGTAATTTGCCACACCACCAATTTGGGTACGACAACCGATTGGGGACAAATCAAGTACGAGCTATACAAGGATGGTGTCGCGGTACAAACGGACACGGCCTCACCGTCAGCACAAACCGTCATCGACAACAACTACTACATCTTTCCTATTGGCCCGACCAATTTGAAGACAAGCGTTTTCGCAGGTGTGTGGGACGACGATTGGGACCAAATTAGGATCACCGGAAACAATACCGCCGTGCCTCCGGTGGCAAGAACGGGCCAACTTGTAATCAACCGCGACTGTCGACCTATCAAGCACGACCCCGTACAACTCGCATGGGCCAACACGGTAGGTGGGTTCGATTATCTACGCTTCGACGGTCGCAACCTGAAGACGCTCCAAACCGAATCCAAGGACTACCGCCAGAGTGTAGGGTTTGCGTTCAACAAGTGGGATAGGCAGACAACACCCTACCACAAGACGGGCAAGGAATCGTACCAACTACGCAACCAACTGTTCACGGCTGACGAACGCGACCTCTTGCAATACGCTTTTCGGTCAAAAGACGTCATGTTCCGCGTTGGAACGGGCGACTGGTTGCCTTGTACGATCGCCACGAACACGTATCAGGTCATCCCGGCGGCTTCCAAGACGTTTGATGTCACGTTCCGTATTGACCTCGCTCAAGACATCCGATGCTAAGGCTCTATCTCAACGGATCCGAAGTTGACCTCTACCAAGACGAGAGTGTCAACCTCACGGTGCAGTTCACCGACCTGCAAAGCATCAATGCGACCACAGGTAGCTACTCGCAGACATTCCGCATCCCTGCGACGCAGAACAATCTCGACATCTTGGGTCAGGTGCCCTCTCCCACGGCGGTGGGGGTGAACCTCAAAACGAAGATCCCGGCCGAACTCGTAAACAACACGATCCCTATCCTTCGCGGGTTTTGTCAAATCAAGCAGATGTACGTGCAGAAGGAAACGTACGCCGACATCGAACTCGTGTTCTTTGGTGGTGCTGTAGACCTCAAGACGGCCATCGGCGACGGGATGCTCTCCGAGTTGGATTTAAGCGCGGACAATCACGATTTGCTTTACGCCAAAGTGGTGGGGTCATGGATTGGTTCAGCCGGAAGCCCCGGCCCGGAGATTGTGTACGGCCTCATCGACAAGGGTGGCAACTGGACTTTCAATGCTCCCTACAACTACCCGTGGACAGCATCCGACGGCCTGTACCTGGGCGAGCTGACCCCTATGTTCCAAGCCAAATACGTCTTCGACCAAATTATGTCGGCCGCTGGCTTCACCTACTCTTCGGCGTTCCTTGAGGCCACCGGAAGCGAGACGTTCGAGAAAATCTACCTGCCCGGCCTCAATGGATCTCCCACGCCGTTGTCAAGCGAATCGGAAGAGGCCAACGCGCGGGCGGGTTTGACGGCGGATTTTACAGGGTCAACGTACACTACACTCGATCTCGAAGACGAAGCCACAGGCGGAAACGATGAGGGAAGCAACTGGAACAACACGACCAACAAATACACGGCCCCGTACACGGGATGGTACAGCATCAACCTGACCTACTCCTACGACCAAACGGGACACACCGAGCACGTCTTCATTGATGTGGTGAAGAATGGATCCACCGTTCTCCTTTCGGCCGCAAATATCATCCCCGTTGCAAGCAACCTCTCGACGGGCTTTCAGGACTTTGTTTTGGTCGCTGGCGATACCATTGAGGTCAAGGGCAACGTGACAGGAGGCCACGGGCACTCCATCATCGGCAACGACTCTACCGTCGACGGCATTCGCACGTCGCTCGAAATCATTGGCGGCTTCCCGTTTTCAGGCTTCGAGGTAGACGTGGCGCGCAATATGCCCGAGATGAAGCAAATCGACTTCGTCATCGGCTTGCAAAAGATGTTCAACCTCGTATTCATTCCCGACAAGAACATCCCGAATCATTTGCTGATTGAGCCGTTCATGGACTATATCGCCACGGGCACGGCAAAGGATTGGAGCGACAAGATCGACTACTCTATGGACGTGGTCATCTCACCCACCACCGACCTCCAAGCCAAGCGATACGAGTGGACACATTCGCCCGGCAAGGACTTCATCAGCGAAGCGGTCAACAGCAACCTCGACAGGGTGTACGGACGCTTCCGCATCAACGATCCGGCCAACGACTTCGCGACGGGAGAAAAGAAAGTCCAAACGCCGTTTGCTCCGTTTATTACCTCGCTGATTCCCGGTAGCTCGTTTCCTATCCATCGGAGCTTGAAACAAGACGGCACAGGCATCGACAACCCGCCGCCCATGCTGGCCTACTATCACGGCCTTGTGAACGAATACGGCACATGGTACCTGCGAAACGATACGGGTGTGGAGCAAACGCTCACCACGTTTCCGAGCTTCAGCAACTACTCGGTCAACGTGCCCGCCCTTACGTCGTATGATTTGAACTTCGGCATGGAGGCCGGATTCATTCCTATGACGGCCAACCCCGTCAACACCTTGTACTTCGAATATTGGGCACAGTATTCGACCGAGCTGTACTCGCCCGAAGCCCGACTTATGAGGTGTACGATGCGGCTTTCAAAGAATGACCTCGCCGATTTTGAGTTCTCCGACCGCATCTACATTCGAGATTCCTATTGGCGCGTTCTCAAGCTCTCCTACGACGCGAACGTCGAGGGTGTATGTACGGTGGAACTTATCAAAGAGCTGACCGACGTCGCTATCTGCGAGGACACACCTACCAGCATCGACGAACGCACCAACATCGTGCTCTTTAACGGGTCTTCATCGGCCTCTCCGGATCTTGGATCACAGACGTGCTGTGAACTCTACGGCTACCGTTGGGTGGCCAACACAGCGACCGTAGGATCCGTCACGCCCCTGTATGTGTGTCGTCCGTTAAACCAAACCAACCAACCATCATGAAAGACCCTCGGCACATAATGCCTGCAATCGACTTGCTTCAAACGTACAAGGTTAAAAAGACCCTGCCGTGGTACGTCGTGCCTTTGGACTACGCTCTCGCGTTGGCATATCTCGCGGCGTTTTTGGGTGTGTGTGTGTTTCTTATTAAAACGATCGTGTCATGGCTGTAAGTAAGCAAGAGGTCATACTCGAATTTCAGGCCGACACGGACGAGGTAGTCAAAGGTGTCGAAGCCCTTGACAATAACCTTGTCAAAGCATCAGGCGACGCAAACCTCCTTGCGGCCAAACTCAACGCGCTGACGGGGGGTGCTGTCGTTGGTTTGAAGAATGCCGTACAAAACACCAAACAATTCATCACGGGCCTCAAGCTAACGCGAGCGGCCGTAATTGGAACGGGCATTGGGGCGTTGGTTATTGCCATCGTTGAGCTGGTAAGGCAATTTGGCAAAACGGAAGAGGGAGCGCGTAAACTCAAAAAGGCATTCGCTCCCATTCAAGCCATCATCGACGTATTACAGGTCAAGGTATCGGCCTTGGGTGGCGCGTTCTTCAAACTCTTTTCGGGTGACTTTAGGGGGGCGGTGGACGACTTCAACCGTTCCCTCGGTGCTACGAACAACGAGTACCAAAACCAAATCAAACTCTACGACGAACTCATCGACCGAGAGTTCGCCCTGCAAGACGCTCGGATCAAACAAACCGTCGCCACGGCCCGAACGCGTGCGGAGATTAAAGAGCTGAACCTCGTAGCGGAAGACACGACGCGAAGCATCGAAGAACGTGAAGAGGCGGCAGAGAAGGCCGGAAACTTGGAACGTGCCCTGTTCGAGGAACGCAAAAGACAAGCCGAAGAGGAACTCGCAATCGCCCGTGCTCGTCTCGAATCGAGCCGCACTACGACTGAAGACCGAGAAAGAGTGGCCGAATTGGAGGCCAAAATCTTCGAGCTGTCATCGGAGTCGCTTGAACTTCAAACCACTCTCAACAACAAGCTGAACACGATCCGGGCCGAGGGCAATCGCCGTTTGGAAGAGGAGGCCGCCCTGCGAGAGAAAAACAGGCAGGAGGAACTTGCGGCCGCTTTGGAGCTGTTGGCCGCACGGCAAGAATTGGAAGATGAACTCTACACCTTGGGCCTGTCGGCACAAGAGAGGGAGGAACAAGCCCTCATGAAAGAGTACGACCGGCGTATCGCTATCGCGGGCGACGATGCGGGGTTGATCCAAGCGGCTACCGAGCAACTGTACAAAGACCTCGCAGAGCTTCGGAAAAAATACGCCGACGAAGAGCAATCGGAAGAGGACGAGCGTATCGACCGTATCATCGAAAGACAAAACGAGATCGACTCTTTGCTCCGCACGCAACGCGAAAACGAGCTATTCGACCTGCAACAATGGTACCAAACCAAACGCAAAGAGGCCGAAAAGGACGGTCAAACCCTCGTTGGGCTGACCGAGGCGTATGAAAAGCAACGCGCGGAGATCGAAGAGAAGTACAACCAAGAAACACTCGAAAATGACCGCGCGGTAGCGCAGTCCAAATACCAAATGGCGGCGCAAGCCCTTGGTGCTTTGCAAGCGTTGAACGAAGCATTCGCCAAGGACGGCGACATAGAAGCCAAAAAAGCATTTGAACGCAACAAAGCGTTGGCGTATGGTACGGCTGTGGTCAACACCGCCCTTGCTATATCGGATGCGTTGGCAAAAGACGCAACCTTTCCCGGATCCCGTTTCATTGCCGCCGCCGCCGCCGGGGTGACCGGTCTTGCACAAGTGGCGACCATTCAAAGAACCCAATTCAAGAGCGCGACCGCGGACGTTGGTCAGACCACGACACCTAATTTGTCGGGACGTGGCCCCGTGGGGGCACCTACCCTCGACCTTGGATTCTTTGGTGAGGGTGCCGGCCGTGGACCTATCCAAGCGTATGTCCTTGCTGAAAACGTAAGCAACGCACAACAAGCGAACCAAAAAATTCAAGACCAAATTCTTATAGGATGAGAATCGTAGAACTAATCATTGACGAAGAGGCGGAGCTGTACGGCATTGATGCCATCAGCATCGTCGACCGTCCCGCCATTGAGTTGGACTTTATTGCATTAAAGGAACAGAAGCTCGAATTTGCCGAGGCCGATACTGACAAGCGGATCCTACTCGGGCCTGCCCTTGTGCCTGACAAACCCATTTACCGACGCAACGGGGAGGACGAGTTCTACGTCTACTTTTCGAAGAGTACGGTACGCAAAGCGTCGGAGCTGTACCTCAAGCACGGCAACCAAGCCAACCACACCCTCGAACACGAGCACAAAATCAACGGCCTCACCGTTGTTGAATCGTGGATTGTTGAAGACAAGCAAAAGGACAAGTCGGCCCTCTACGGGTTGGACGTGCCTGTGGGGACGTGGATGGTGGCCGTCAAGGTAGACAACGATGCCATCTGGCAGGAGTGGGTCAAGGAGGGCAAGGTCAAGGGCTTCAGCATCGAAGGTTACTTCGCCGACAAAATGAAGAAAAACAAAGAGGACGAAATGCTGGCCGAGCTTGCCAAAGCGATTGTCGATCAAGACAAAATGTGGCAAAAGCTAAAAAAAGTACTCGACGAGCTTGAGGATTGACCCCTCTAAATACTTATACAAGAAAGCCCATTCTCATGACTATCACAGAACGCGTGCAAGAGGTCTTCAACAAGTTCAACGTCAATTTGACGGTGACTGAAGCCCCACGCACCGAAATGGCCGAGGCCGCCCTCGAAAACGGGACGGTCATTTACACCGACGCTGAGTCCTTTGCTGAAGGTGTAGAAGCGTACATCATCAACGACGAAGGCGAGAACATCCCATTGCCTCCCGGTGACTACATTTTGGCCGACGGTCGTGTGGTTGTTGTGGGTGAGGGTGGTGTGGTTTCTTCCGTAGGAGAAGCCCCCGCAGAGGAACCCGCTGAAGAGATGGAAGCAACGGAAGAGATTGAGTCAACCGACGAGGTCGAAGCTACCGAAGAGGTGACTGAAGAGGTCGAAGCAGAGGAGGACGACAAACCAATGTACGTCACCAAAGCAGAGGTCGAAGAGATGATCGCGGCCGCCCTCGACTCTATGAAGGACAAGAAAGAAATGTCTGCCGTCAACCCTGAAGCACCCAAAGCGGCAAAGGTTGAGGCCAAAGAGGACGCCGTAGAAGAGGTCGTGGAGGAAAAGGCAGAAACGGAAGCGGCCGTAGAATTGGCCGCCATCAAAGCAGAACTCGCAGACTTGAAGAAACAGGCCGCCGAAGCGGGCTTGAAGCACAAAGCACCAAGCGTCCGCCACGAGCCTCTCGACTTGTCTAAACTTACTCTCACGGAGCGCGTCGCCGCCCTCCACAATCAATTCTCATCAAAATGAGCCTTTACAAATTCGCCAACGCCTCTATCGGCGTAGGAAATTACGCAGGTGAAGCGGCTCGCCCATACGTGGCGGCGGCTATCCTGTCCGCTGACACTATCGCGAACAACTACGTGAGTGTCATGCAAAACGTCCACAGCCAAGCGCAGTTGCGCAAGTTCTCCGGCGTTTCTATCGCGGCACAAACTTGCACGTTCACGCCCGGCGCGTCTAACGAGTTGACGCTCGAAAGCGTTACGCTCACGACCAGCCCGTTGCAGGTTAACGAGCAAGTGTGCAACAAAGACCTCCGCGCCACTTGGGAGGGTATGCAGATGAACGGCCAAAACTCACCCGCTCCCGCGGACTTCACCACTTACGTCGCTCAATACGTGGCGGCGAAGACGGCTGAGGCCATCGAAATTAACTTGTGGGGTGGGAACTTTGATCCTACCGATTCTTCATTGACCGGTGGTGGCATCTTGGGTAGTTCTTTCGACGGCTTGTGGCACCACATCGTTGACGCTCAAGCCTCTCTCGGATACGACGCTGAAGTGGCTGGTGCATTCACCGCTGACGCTGACGCAACGACGGGCATCTTGACGCACTTGCAGGACGTGGTGAACAACGCTCCAAGCGAAATTCAGTCCGACGCCAACGCAGTCATCTACCTCTCTCGCAAGTCGTTGTTCTTGCTCCAGCGCGCTATGGCTGGCACGGCTATTGAGAATGTTTACGGCACCCCAAGTAACACAAGCTCTGCCGCCGCATACTCTCCAACGTTTGTTGGCGAGGCCCGTCCTTTGACGTACATGGGCTTCCCAATCGTGGCCGCTTCCGGATGTCCTAACGACACCGTGCTCTTCTGCAACCCCAACATGGTCTACTTCGGCACGGATTTGTTGACCGACCACATCAACGCAAGCATTTTGAACTTGCGTGACGTGACGGGTGACGACGTCACTCGTGTGATCATGCAGTTCTCTGGTGGAACGCAGATCGTGGACGCGGGTTCAATGGCTGTTGCTCGCCGTACTTCCTAATTGACAACCGAGTGACGGGGGGGCTTCGGCTCCCCCTAACCTCACAAACCCCTTGAATCATGGCTTGTAGCCTTACACTTACCGGTCGCTCGCTCCCATGCCGCGATGCCCTTGGAGGGGTCAAAAACGTGTGGATTGTCGACACGGCAGGCGGTTCCGCCAACACTTCGTTTGCGGATGATTTGTGGACGTACGACTCGGCCGTCGGTGACGTAGTTGCCAAGGCGGGAAGTATCGCACACGACTACGTGTCGCCCAAGAACTCCTCTTCGTTTACGCAAACGGTGAACGCTTCCGTAGAGAACGGCACCGTGTTCTACTCTCAAGTCCTTTCTCTTGTGTTGAACAAGCCCGTGGTAGCTGACATCGTCGAGCTTACGAACTTGGCAAAAGGCCGTCTCGGGATCCTCGTTCAAGACAACAACGACAACTACTTTGTCATGGGCCACACCCGTGGTGCTGAATTGACGGGAGGAACGATTGCGTCAGGCACCGCGCCCGGCGACCTCAATGGTTACACGTTGGAGTTTACGGCAGAAGAGGCCATTCCAGCCCCTTTCTGGGACACGACGGACACCAATTTGACGTTGACCGCTACAACGTAACGAATCACCGTTCAATCGTTATACAGGAGGGGGAGGGCACAGGCTCTCCCCTTTTTGGTTAAAACATGATACACCTCACGCCCAACTCCGGAACCAACGACATCTACGTCTCACCCTACCAGAGTCGTAAATTCCTCGCGTCGTTTAGTTACTACTTGTTTGTCCTTGAAAATCAAGCGACTTCAGCCATCTTTGCGTGCATCTTGAATACCTCCGTGGATAACGAACGATACACGCGAGCGTTGTTGCCTACCAACAACGACGATCCGGTGAACGGCGAATTGCTTATCACCGAGAGTGGACTGTACACCTACAAGATCTACGGCCAAACGTCCGATTTGAATGTCGATCCTACCGACGCATCGGTGGTAGGTATCTGCGAGGTGGGGGCGTGCAAGGTCAGCGACGAGCCTGCGTGGACAATCCCGTCGGTGTCAATTCCCGACAACGTCATATATTACGAGTGAAATGGAACTTCTCAAGCTCAAAGAATACGAAGAACGGTCGTACGCCGAGATCCCCTCTTACGAAGGGTGGGTGAAATACGGCGACGACAACCTCTTCCCCCAATATCTCGTCGATCTTTACAAGTCGAGCGCGACACACAACGCCCTTTGCACCTCTATTGCCATGATGATTTTCGGCGACGGCGTGCAAGCGGACTCGTTAGAAGCTCGCCTCAAGATTCAGGAGTGGGGATTGGAAGACGAAATTCGCAAGGCGTGCGTAGACCTTAAAATTCAAGGCGGCTTTGCTTTGGAGGTGGTGTACTCTATTGACCGCACGACCATCTCAAAGGTGCGGCATTGCCCGTTTGAGAACCTCCGTTCGGGTGAAGTAGACGATGACGAAAGAGTCCATTGGTACTACTACTCGAAAGATTGGTCGGACAAGCGTGAGGAGCCAATCCCGGTACACGCTTTTCATCCCGACATGAAGAACGAACACCCGACGCAAATCTTGTACGTCAAGCCATTTTCACCGGGGTCGTACTACTATCCAAAGCCCGACTACATTGGTTCTGTCGACTACATCGAGCTTGATAAGGAGATCGGCAAGTATCACATCAACAACATCAAGAACGGCCTCGCCCCTTCGTTCACCATTCACTTCAAAAACGGGGTGCCAGCGAACGAAGAGCGTCGCAAGATCCGCAACGACATCGAGCGTCAACTTGCAGGGGCCACCAATGCGGGCAAGTTCATCATCACCTACTCGGACTCACCGGATAGAAAGCCCGATTTTGAGCCGTTCCCCCTCTCCGATGCCGACAAGCAATACCAATTCCTCTCAACAGAGGTGTCGGACAAAATCATGATCGGTCACCGGGTAGTGTCTTCGGCTATGTTCGGAGTGAAGACGGCCGGACAACTGGGCAACACCCAAGAGCTCGAAATTGCATCGGAACTCTTCGATCGTCAGGTAGTCAAACCGTACCAACGCGTCGTCAAAAACGCCATCGAATCCATCTTGCAGGCGGCCGACGTAGGATCCGTTGTTACCATCAACGAACCCGAGGCGATACAAATTCAAGCCTCGGAGGAATGTCATCTCATCGACGATGTGGCCGACTGGCTTATTGAGCAGGGAGAGGTGTTGAATGAAGACGAATGGGTGCTCATCGACGAACGGGACTACGACCCCGAACAAGAACAAGTGCAGGACGCTCAATGGCATTTCGCCATGCGTGTTCCCGGTGGTTCTTCCGACACGGAGTCCGCACCTGAAAATCGTAGCCAAATCGACAACGACATCGTCAAAATCCGCTACAAGTACGACGGCGATTCACCGGGTCAACGGGATTTTTGTAGCAAGATGATGGCCTCTGGGCGCGTGTACCGCCGTGAGGACATCGTAGGGGCAAATTGGCCTGCCTCTTTAGGTGGTGCTTCAGCCCGTGCCGTCAATCCCGGCTTTGGACCTAATGGCACCGATACCTACGACCTCTTACTCTACAAAGGCGGCCCGAATTGCCGTCACCGATGGATTCGTCGGACGTATTTGAAGCGTGACAACAGACGTATCAGCGTAAGCCGCGCCCGTCAAATCATCAGCCAACTACCGGAGGCCGAACGGCGCGCAAATCAACTACCAACACAAGACCCGCGTATCTCTCAAATTCCGGCCACGATGCCAAATCATGGCTATTTGAACCCTCGATAACATGGCACTCACCGCAGAAGTCCTCTTTGTCAATCCTGACTACATCAAACGCATCACCCAAGTGAATGGGGGTGTAGAAGATTCGGTCATGGTTCCCGCCATCATCTTGGCGCAAGACAAGTACCTCCAACAATACCTTGGCACCGACCTTTTGAACAAGCTCAAGGCCGACATCAGCGCGGGAACAGTCGCCGGCGTGTACGCCACGCTCCTCGACTCGTACGTCCGCAAGGCGACGGTGTGGTGGTCTATGGTTGAGATGCTCCCCAACCTGTACGTCAAACTCGACAACGGGGGGCTGGTTATTCGCACCTCGGAGAACACGCAAGCCATTGGGCCTGACGACCTGCACCGCGAGATTGAGAACGCACGGCAAAACGCTCAATTCTACACAACGCGGTTGGTCGATTATTTGATTTTCAACTCGACGAGCTTTCCCGAATACACGTCGAACAGCAACGCTGACATGGTGCCTGAATCGACAGCGTACTATCAAAACGGCATGACTATTTCGGTGGGAGAGGACGGCTACGATCCCGATATAGCTCGCAAATTCCTTCGGGTTGCACAATGAGCCGAGAACAAAACATTGACAAACTCAAACAGTGGTTACATGAACAGCGAGGCGTTGATAACTCTAATTCCGTCAATTCTGGCGGCTCTCGGAGTGTGGGTAAACTTGAACAGCGAGGTAGCAAAGATCAAGGGTCGGGTGTACCGACTCGAAAGTGATCAAGGGGAGCTGAAGGCGATGCTCAAGGAGTGCGTCGAAGGTATCCACGAACTGAAGGTGCTCCTCGCTAAAAAGGGACTGTGATGTACAAATACTTCAAACTCTCCGAGTTCGACAGCCCCGACAGCCCCGGCTCCGGTGAGCTGATGGAACCCCAAGTGTTGGAAGCGTTGGACATCGCCCGCGACATTGCGGGCTTCCCTTTTATTATCACTTCGGGGGTGAGGACTGTAGCGCACAACAAGGCGGTCAACGGAAGTCCAAAATCGAGCCATCTACTCGGATGGGCGGTTGATTTGGCCGTTCCAAGTTCCCGCAAGCGATTCCTCATGATCGAGGCGTTGCTCGATGCGGATTTCAACCGCATTGGAATCGGTCAAGATTTCATACACGTCGACATGGATCCAAACAAGGAGAGCAATGTGACGTGGGTATATTAAAACGCGCATGGAATTAACCCGCAAAAGCAGGACGGTCCACACCGTCGATGTCAACCTTCCCAAGCGGGGAGCCTCTGACAACTTTCTCTTCATCTCGGACATTCACTACGACGCTGTCAAGTGTGACCGCTCCCTCCTCCATAGGCATCTCGACGAGGCGCAAAACTTGGGGGCGGGGGTTTTCATTTTTGGGGACTTGTTCGACTTGATGCAGGGCCGTTTCGACCCACGAGGCAACTACTCGGATCTTCGACCTGAATACGCCAAATGCACCTACATCGACGAGGTCATTCAAGACGTAGGCGAGAAGCTGTCGAAGTACGCCGACGTGATCAAGTTCATCTCGAAGGGCAACCACGAGACGAACATCGAAAAACGCATGATGGTCTCGCCTATTGACAGGGTGGCGCAAATCATCAACGCGGCGGGCGGCCATGTCGAGGTCGGCGGGTATGCCGGGTGGCTTGTCGTACAACCTCATAGGAACGGCTCAGGACGGCGTAGATTCAACGTTCACTACCACCACGGATACGGAGGAGGGGCCAAGCGTTCCAAGGGCATCCTCGGGGCTGATATTGACCAAAAAGATTTCCCCGACGCGGACTTCATCCTCCGTGGGCACGATCACCAGAAGTGGCACCTACCCGTTACCATCGACCGCATCAATCAAACCTACAAGGTTGAACAACGCACCGTCCATCATTTGCGGCTCGGATCCTACAAAAAGCTCGGAGACCGTTACGCGGGATGGGCGGTAGAGAAGAACTTCGCCACCCCACGGTTGGGTGGATGGTGGGCACGAGTACAAGAACGCCAAGACGAATACGTATGGGAAGTGCGGGAGGCGACCTGAACCCGTGGTTGCGGGCTATATCGGCTCTCGATATAACCCAAGCCTTCAAGACCAAGGGCGACATTCGTCGGTGGAGCGCAAAGCGTACCATCGGCGGCATGGTAGTGATGGAAGCCCTTTGGCAGATACATGAATTTGGACTATCTTGGCAGGGCATTGTTTTAGCTGGGGTCGGCGTGACCCCTCTCTGCCTCTCGTTCTTCGAGAAGGAATAGGTGCGCAAGTGTTATTTGGTTAAGCCCTCCGAAACGTCGGGGGGCTTTTTCGTTCCCTGAATTTTTTTTCGATTTTTCGTTGCAGGATCAAAATTCCTTGTGATCTTTAGGTCATGAATAACACCAAGAGCACATACAAGAAGGGCGATCGCGTGAGCTACACCAAAGAGATCATGTTCAAAGGCCCACAGCAAGTGACCGCTACAGTCGTAGGCATCTTTCCAATGCAAGGCCGCACCGTCATGATGATGGACAACGGCGATGAATTTTTGATCGCTTAATCATCTACCAATGGACGAATCATTCAACTACGGACAAGACGAGGCCTTTCGCCTCATCGTAGAACTCCGCAAAAACGTCTTTCCTAAGATGACCGACGAGGAGCTCCTCAGCTTTCGGAAGGACATGGCCTACTATCTCGACACTAAAAACCTATAACAATGGCAAAGTATAACGGCTGGCACAATTACGCCACATGGCGCATCAACCTCGAACTCTTCGACAACGACGAATATTGGAACGAGGTGTTGGAGGACATGGAAGGCGACGACCCCGATGACATTCAATATGTGATGACCGAGATGGTCGAAGAGTACGTCGATGAGTGTTTGAACAATCAATGTTGCGATAGTTCTTTGGTACGCAGTTACGCCGACGCTTTTATCGCGGACGTTAGCTACTACGAGATCGCCAAGCATCTCATCGAGGCCTATGAAATGGAAAAGAAATACCAAAACGCATGAGTACCCTGAAGCCCAATAGGATCGCACGGACGGTCTATCCCGATCAACCCTGTACCGATTACAACGAGTGGTCGGCACACATCACCCGCCAAGAAGTCGTCCGCGACGTGGATGAATTCAAGCGCAAATTCGACGCGCTGTGGGAGGAGTTCAAACAAGACGTCCGCTGGAACTCATGAACACGCCGGATCAACCATTGACACCACCTGACTACCCTGAACGCGATTGGTATGCTATCAAAGCAGGTGACGACGATTTCGACGACGCATTCTTCAGCCGCGTTGAGGGAATGCTCCAAAACTCCATCCTCGACGAGGACAGCTTTGAACGTTTGGGGGCTACGATGGACACCCTCTACTATGCGGACGAGTTGACTCACAACCAACTTGATGAGATTCGCATCTACCTGACACCGTTACAGCGTAGCGTGCCGTACTCGCAAGTAAAGAATCCAACCCAAAAGCAAATCAACGCCTTCATTCGGAAGGTGTGCAACCTTTAATCATTCCTCAATGGAACAAACCAAAATTCAAAACCTGACCCCGCAGGGCACTTTCGATGCGAACGGGAAAACGTTTCACAAGTTTGATTGCATCCTTGAGAACGGGATGGTGGGAGAGGTCAACGCCCTCACCCCGGACAAGTGGAGCATCGGTGATGAAGTGATCGTGAAGGATCACCAACAAACGAAGTGGGGGCCGCGCCTGAAGCTCGACAAGCCCGGATTCACACCGGGCGGAGGTGCTCGTCAGTCGGACCCTGATGCCACGAAAGGCATTATTGCTTCATGGGCTGTTGGAGTGGCTATGCAAGTCGTAGGAGACCCCACGCAAAACCACTACGAGGAGGCTGTACTCTTGGCCTCGCGTATTGCCCTTCGCTGTCGTGCAATTATCAAAAACGAGGTCACCCCATGATGGCTCGTGAGATGTGGGTCAAAGAGGATCCAAAAGCCCCCGGCACATATCTGTGTGCTTGGGAACAACAAGAGATACCCGGCCGCAAGCCTACCTACCTCTTCGAAGTCCATGTGTGGGACGAAGAATGGCGGACGGTAGCGATGCACCGAGGAAACCCGACGTGGTGGCGGGAATTTGTCACACCACATGAACAAGAATTAGAACTCGAACTCGAATACCAAACAACATGAAGCGATTGCATAAGCGGTGGTCAGCAAAAGAAATAAAGGCCGCCAAGACGATGAAAACCAACGGCGTGTCACTCACAAACATTGCCGATGTGTTAGAACGTAGCCCGAAGGCCGTGGGTCAAAAGCTGTGGGAAATGAAACAACAAGCCCCACGACAAACCCCACAAACGAAACTCAAATTCACACAGGAAAACAAACCCGTAGAAGCAAAGTACACGCGCTACCTTGAACCGAAGCGCGAGGTGTCGATTTTGTGGGGTCTAATCAAGTACACGAAATGAGGGACTTCATTAAAAAACATTGGGGCACAAATAAAAAATGCGCCGAAGAATTAGGGGTGGATCCGAACACGGTGACCAACTGGATCAAGCGCAACCCGCGCGGCATCCTGAAACACGCTCCTGAAATCGTAGCGACCAAAAACATCACTCATCTGCAACTGCATGGTGAAGTAGAATGGCGGGAGCACGAAATCAAGAATCTCGAACCAATAAGAGAGGGGGAGGTTTGACCCCCTCTCCTTATGTTTCCCTCATGGAAAGGCAATTCAAAGGGGTGTGGATCCCCGCAGAGATTTGGTTGGACAAACGGCTGACCCTTGTCGAGAAAGCCCTGTACGCAGAGATCGACAGCTTTTCGGGCAACGGTCGAAGTTTCCACAAGTCGAACGAAACGATACAGGCCGAATACCGGGTTAGTCGTCCTACGATCTCAAAAGCGATGAAGCACCTGTCCGATCTTGGATTGATCGACATGGTGTTTGATGGACGATTGAGGTTCATTACGACGCAGGCAGAAGGAAAAAATTTTACCGGCAGGGTGAAAGAATCTTTCCGGCAGCAGGAAAATAATTTACCGGCAGAAGGAAAAAATAGTACCTCTACTAATACAAGAGAAAGAACAAAGGAGAATACATCTAAAAGTAAGGCACGCCCCAAAGACTTGGAAGAGGTCATTGAAGCATTCACGGAGGTCGGAGCGGAAGAGGTAGATGCAATGGCTTTCTACGACTACTATTCGGCCAACGGCTGGACGCAAGGGCGCAACAAAGCAATCAAGGATTGGAAGGCCGCCGCACGCGGTTGGATCCGTCGAACCCCACAATTCAAGAACAATGCAAACAAACGATTTGGCCCGTCAGACGGCTCACTCATTGCAGACCATCTCCGGCGGCTCGCCGCTCAATCCGGAGAGAGCTTGGCGTGAAGGAACGAACGTCCTTCTCGCATATCGAGAGGCACCTGCACGCACAGAAGCGGCTCTCATCCTTATGTTAAAGGACTGTCTCACCTACCTCGACTACAACAAGACCATCACAGGTGACCAAGACCTCCTCGATGCGGTTCACCATCTCATGAAGGAATTTCCGGTCATGAAGCTCGAAGAGTGGCGACTAATTACCCATCGCCTCAAGACAGGGGTGTATCGCCCCGGGTACGAGCGTTTGAAACTTCCGGAGCTTTGCGATATATTTCAGCGGTACGAAGGCGAGCGGGCTGAGATGCGCGAGGGTAATTGGAACGAATTAAAGAAACACACCCCCAACAAACTCTCGGACGAAGGCCTCGAACAGCTCTACGCCAAATACAAGAAAGAACGTGAAGCCCAGCAGAAAGAACTCCAAGAGACCCAACAAATTAAGCGGGTCAAGACGGACAGCCGGGGGCGGTGGGAGCACATCCCGTACCCAAACACGGTCAGCGATGGTGAAGAAAGTGGACACGGTGTTCAGCCAGTTCATTCGCCTCCGAGCGAGCGACCACCGGGGGATGGGTGAGTGCTTTACCTGTGGATCTATGCGCCACTATACCGAAGTCGACGCAGGCCATTTCATGAGCCGCGCATGCATGAAAACACGATGGGATGAGAAGAACGTCCAATTTCAATGCAAGCGGTGCAACGGCTTTCGAAGCGGCGAACAGTACAAGTTCTCCATACGACTGGACGAATTGTACGGTGAAGGCACGGCCGAAGCTCTTTTGATAGCTTCCAAGATGACGGCGCGGTGGAGTCGGGAAGAACTCGACAGCATGT